AGCAGCAAGAGTATAAGAAACCAAAAAACGTAGTACTTTAACTTTAATCTAACGGAGGCCCTATGCCTACATCCAATACAAGTGCCAATTTAGAGCACGATGACAGTGAACAAGGTTACGATCAATTTGCAGGTGGCGATAGTCGAGAAGAGTTCGATGCAAGCGCTTTAGACCGAGGTGATGCCCCTGAAGAGGAGGCTGACCCAACGGATTCTGCTATCGAACATCTGATTGAGGTGGCTGACAAAGCTGAAGAGGCTGAGCTAGAGGAAGAGGAAGAGACGGTGGCGGAAGCTACTGAGGAGGACTCAGAAGAGCCTGCGAGCGACGAAATTGTCGAAGACGAACTCGTAGAAGAGGAAGAGGAAGAGGTCGCTAAAGCGGACGACAAGGCGCACATGGTGCCTAAGTCTCGCATGGACGAAGAGATCGCTCGTCGCCGTCAACTGGAAGATCGTCTTGCCAAGCTAGAAGAGGGTGCAAAACCTCAAGAAGCCCCTGAACCTGAATTCGATTTCGATGGTAAAGAAGCTGAATACATGGACGCGGTATTAGACGGTGAGACTGATAAAGCTAAAGCGGTGCGAAAAGAAATCCGTACCGAAGAACGAAAAGCCATGGCTAGCGAGTTGCGCAAGGACATTCACAATACAACTAATGTGACGAAGCAGCAGTTGGATTTGGATTCAGCCGTAGCCGACATGATGGCCTCGTACCCAGTGTTAGACACCAGCAGCGCTGATGCCGACCAAACACTGATTGCAGAAGCTAATGAGCTCATGGGGATGTACGCAAACACAGGTATGGCGTCAGCTGACGCATTGCGCAAAGCGGTCCGTATGACGTTAGCCTCAAACATGCCTGAATTGCTGCAGCCGCGATCTGTTAAAAAACCCGCCGCTAAAAAGCGCACCACTGATGTGAACCAAAAGTTGGAAGCGGCTAGCAAGCAACCTGCGAAACTTGCAGGGGAGAGTGCAGCAACCCGTGGTGAAGATGTTATTAATATCGGCACCATGACTGACAGCGACTTTGACAAGTTGTCTGATGCGCAAATGAAACGGTTGCGCGGTGATTTTGGATGATGCGCGAGGAGATAGAGGAAGCCTATGGACTTGAGTTCCCCGGGCTCCTGTTTATGGATAATTTAGATGATGCAATCATTGGGGTGGGCCAATCAGCGGCCCAGGTTCCAACAGTTGCTTACTCTGCCGAAAAGATCCTCGAATGCCTTGTCAAACAAGGCATGGGTTTTCATGAGGCTAGGGAGTTCATGGAGTACAACATTGAGGGGGCTTTTGTGGGCGACCACACCCCGTTAATTATAGACGACTTATTTTAAGGGGCAGTTATTTCCCTTAATTTATAAGCTGTGCTAATATATAGGCTTAAGGCTCGTCTTGCAGTACGACAACTGCCCAAGCCTATTAAATCGAAGGCCGCACGAAACGCGGTAGCCCTCGCCTAGCTTTAAAGGCCATGAGTTCGTCCCTCTCAAAAAGGTCGCTATTTCGTTCGGGCACGACACGCCCAACAGCACGCAGTGGTTGTCGCCCCTGCCTGATTAATGGCGACCGTTTATAAGCAGTACTTATAATTTATTTTAATTTTACATATAGGTGATTTTCTCATGGCATTAACTAATTTTGCCGCTCTAACTTCAGAGCAAAAGACTGTATGGTCTCGTGACTTTTGGCACGCAGCCCGCAACGCTTCCTTCATCAACCAATTCGCTGGTTCTGGCTCTAACGCTATGGTCCAACGCATTACTGACTTAACCAAAAGTGAAAAGGGCGCACGCGCTGTTTTAACTTTGCTAGCCGACTTGTCTGGCGACGGTGTGGTAGGTGACTACACTCTAGAAGGCAACGAAGAAGCTTTATCTAGCTCTGACATCGTTGTTCGTATCGACCAGATGCGTAACGCAAACCGTTTGGCTGGCCGTTTAGCCGACCAAAAGTCTATCGTAAACTTCCGCGAAGCCTCTAAAGATTCATTGGCTTACTGGATGGCTGACCGTATGGACCAGATTGCATTCTTAACTCTCTCTGGTTTGGCATACACCAAGAAGAACAACGGTGGTCTTCGTACTGTTGCTGCAACTGGCCAGAACTTGTCTAACCTTGAGTATGCTGCAGACGTTACTGCTCCAACCAACAAGCGTACGTTAGTTGCAAAAGCTGATGGTACCGTTGGTACTGGTGCCTTAACTGCTACTGGAATCTTGGGATACAAGAACATCGTAAACCTAAAGGCTTACGCTAAAGATCACTACATGCGTGGTGTTCGTGGCAAAGGTGGTGACGAAGGTTTCCACATGTTCGTTACTCCTCAAGGCATGGCTCAGCTTAAGTTAGATGCTGACTTCCTAGCCAACGTTCGTAACGCAGGCAACCGTGGACCAGTTAACTCTTTGTTCTCAGGTTCTTCTTCCGTAATGGTAGACGGCGTAATGGTTCACGAGTTCCGTCATGTATATGACACTTCTGGTGAAGCGGCTGATGGTAAGTTCGGTGCTGGTGGTGCGATAAACGGGCAACGTGCTTTGTTCTGTGGCGCACAAGCATTGGCAATGGCTGACATTGGCGACGCTGACTGGGTTGAAGATACTTACGACTACGGAAACCAGCATGGTATCTCAATCGGTAAGATCTTAGGCTTCCGTAAGCCAAAGTACACCAGCATGGTAACTGGCGACACCCAAGACTTTGGTGTAATCACGCTAGACACTGCTATTTAAAAAAATTAGGGCCTCTTCCCTCGGCCTAGAGTCGAGGGCTTTTTGGAGTTTGATCATGTTTATTTCTGATAAGGCAATACACGTAAGTAGCACATCTGGCCAGTCGGCTTGGTTTGAAGCGGGTGTAGCGCGAGAAGTCCCCCCACCTCTGGTGGACGAATGTATTGCTATGGGAGCATATCCTGTAGGCGAAAAAAGAACGGCGCAAAAACCTGCCGCCGCGAAGATTGAAGTAGATGAGGTCTCAGATGAAGACCGCACTATGGAAATCGTTTCTGCAATTGAGCAGTTGGTAGAACAAGGCGACATTCAAGCCTTTTCAAAAACCGGTGATCCTAAAGTTCGCAGTCTAGAAAAGATTCTAGGTTACGACATCACATCTGAACAGCGCGATATAGCTTGGGCTGAAATTAGCGAGGCGTAATGGCCATTTCATCGAACGACATTATCGGTAGAGCCCAGACGGTTTTACAGGATACTTCAGCAACTCGTTGGCCAACAACTGAGTTGCTTTCTTGGTTAAATGATGGGCAACGTGAAATTTGCCTTCTCAAGCCATCTGTAAGCGCAACCAACCAATCAGTGGCACTAGTCGCTGGCACCAAACAAAGCATACCTGCTGTTGGCCTGCAGGTATTGCGTGTTATCCGCAATCTAACTGCTGCGGGTGCAGGCGGCAAAGTGGTCCGTATCATTAGCCGTGATGTGTTAGATACGCGCCAGCCAATGTGGCATACCGCCACATCAACTACAGTTGCTGACCACTACGTATTTGACGAGTTAGACCCTCGGACGTTTTACGTGTATCCACCCAATGACGGTACCGGACACATTGAAACAGTGTACGCGGTAGAACCTGCACAAGTAGCGTCTGGAGGCACCATAACAATCCCAGACATCCACTCAAATAACTTACTAGATTACATCTTGTACCGTGCATACGCGAAGGAAACAGATCACGCGGGTAATGAGCAGCGAAGCAGCCAGCACTACCAAGCAATGATCAGTTCTCTAGGCGTTAAAATCCAACTAGATGCTGTGACTAGTCCGAATATGCGCACAGTAGCTCAGGGATAAACTATGAATTACAAAGACATGGTCAGCCTACTCCCATACCACATCGCAGGTTGCCCTGACTTTGTTGCGGAAAAGGCGATTAAGGATGCAGTGCTTAGCTACTGTAAACGCAGTAGTGCGTATCGCGTAACTTTAGACCCTGTTCTTACAGTGGCCGGGTTGTTTGAATATGATATTGATTTACCTAGAAACACAAACATCACAGATACCTATTCTGTAATACACGGCGAAAAAGTACTGACGCCCGACACTGAACAGGGAGCAAATCACGCAAACCCTAAGTGGCGCACAGAGAAAAGTACACCAACGCACTACATACGCCCAAGCAATAAGCTTTTGCTCTTAGTGCCAGTGCCGATAAAGTCTGGTGAAAACGTAACCATTCACGCTGCGCTTAAACCAAGCCTAACCTCTACAAGTATCTCAACCGATTTTGTTGAAGACCACGTCGATGGGATTATGGCAGGCGCAATGGCTAATTTATTTAACGCACATGAGATGCCTTGGGCCAACCCACAGCGTGCTGCCAAACATGAAGCTGAGTTTGGTGCCCATATTAGTGATGCAAAGAGCAGGGCAGACGGACGCAATGGACCGACACGAAGGACAGTCAAATACGGAGGCCTGTAGTGGTTGAACTCGTACCCGCAACAAAAGCAAACATAAGAGCCAACTTCGCATACTTCGAGGGCGGCATGGGGGACATCATTCGTAAGGTGCGAGCTGATTTTGTCACTGCTGACATTTATCACATGCTCATGCAGGGCAGGGTTCATTTGTATTGGGTTGAGGAAGCGGGAGACCGGTTAGGGTTCGTCATTCTTAGTCAGTACGATGCGGGCTATGAGGAAGTACCTACTTTAGTAATTGACCACCTATGGCTGCGTCCAGGGGTGGATGTGTTCGCAGAGGCTGTTGCTGCAGGTTACGATTTAGCCAGTACGTTAGGCGTCGAGCGAATTGAATTTAATTCTGCCCGTTTGGGATGGGGCAGGCGTGTTAAGGAGCTCGGTTTCACACCGGCGTTCGTAACATACCAATGTCAGGTGAACAAAAATGGGTAGCTCAGCAACAAAAGCGAAACAAGGTGAACACGAAAAAGCACTGGTTGAAAATGCAAACACTATTAGTGACCGCAATAAAACGTTATATCGCCCTCTTGAAGCAGGTTTTGTTAAAGAGGC